CTCGGCAGCAGCACAGATTGCTTGCCAGTGGGTAAAGATGAGTCCGACCGGCACATTGCTGATGGGATGGTATCAGGAAGGTCCTCTACTGACCGAGGGTATCATCGTTATGGATGACGATACGCCCATATTTACTGCGGATAGGTCGTATATCACAGGAACTTTCCCGGCAACTACGCAGGACATGATAGATGGCAACATTTGGAACACGAATGTCCATCGCATGGCTGAGATAAGTCGTGAGAATATCGCTGCTGATGATGTGGTTATCACTGGAACGAGAGTGACCTATACCGGAGAAGAGTCCGATGAGGAAGTTCTCTTCGGTGATGAAGGATATGTAATCTCAATAGAAGGAAACCCATTGGTAGATGCCGGATCCGCTTCAACAGTCGCACAGATGCTTGGGGAAGCACTGATAGGACTTACGTTCAGACCAATGGAGCTTTCCATCCTGTCTGATCCTACTATAGAAACCGGTGACAGAGCATACGTTATTGATATCAGACAGCGTACTTACGTTACCTACATCAATAACCTGTCGTTTACTGCCGGCAACTATGAGGCAGTATCCTGCGAGGCTGAGACTCCGGTCCGCAACAACATGCGGAACCTGTCCGTACAGACGCAGAACTATCAGAAACTCCGACAGGGCATCCAGTCAAATGCGGCTGAGATCCAAAGCGTCTATTCGGATTTATCTCAGCAGATAAGCGGTATTACTGGTGACTATGTCTCATCGGAAGAATTCACCGAATACCAGGAAGACATTAATTCTCAGCTTGCAGACATTCGCTCTGAGATCCAGGGCAATATCGAGCAGTGGTTTGGAGCATACGTTCCGACTGGCAGTAACGCACCTGCTTCTGATTGGACTACAGAAGCACTGAAGGAACAGCACCAGGGTGACCTGTTCTTCGACACAACGACCGGATACTCTTACAGATGGTTGAACATCAATTCCGCATGGCAGTGGGTGATGGTATCCGATACCGATATTCAAACTGCAATAGCACAGTCAAATGAAGCCATCACGCTGGCTAACGTCAAGAGACGGTGCTTCACTTCACAGCCGGTTCCTCCTTATGACATGGGTGACATTTGGATGCAAGGTCCGAATGGTGACATCCTTGTCTGCACATATGGGTCCGGAAGACAAAGCGGGGCGTCATTTGTTGAAACGGACTGGGAGAAGCGGAACAAATATACGGATGATACAGTCGCAGACCAGGCACTGAGCATCGCACAGAACCACACGCACAGCCAATATGCTCCGAGCAACTACGTGCCAACCAATGTGAATACCTACAACAATGGCTCCAGACGTGGCATTGGAACAGGCACTGATAATGGCGAGCGTGTATCTGTTATCAGGACCAGTGATACGGTCGGCAGGCTTGTTGTTAACGGACAGTTTAATGGTAACACTTATGCCAACTACTATACCTCGATGACATCTTCAGATAAACGTCTGAAGAAGAACATCAAGGATACAGAGATAAAAGATGCTCTCAGAGTAATCGGTCAGATGCGGTTGCGGTCCTTTGACTGGATAGATGACCGGCATCAGCAGATTGGATTTATTGCCGATGAACTGGAGCAGATAGATGCTTCCCTTGCTGTGGGAGGCGGAACTGATAAAGATGGAACAATGATAGCCAAGTCCGTTGAGGTCCTTCCTCTGATTGCGTATCTCACCAAAGGCATACAAGAGCTTTCGGCACAGGTGCAGGATCTGACAGAGCAGGTCATCAAGTTGGAATGCGAACTGGCAGACAAATAAGAAAGGAGTGCGGATATGGCTGAAGTAACTGGGCAGCGGATAGTCAATTTCGTTGAGACAACTAATCCGAGTAATCAGGACTATCTAGCTACAGATAACGCCAATAATGGCAACAGAAAAATAAGCTACGTCACACTTTCAGACAAGGTGCTGGATAAGCTGTCAACCAAGACGTTTAGCCTGGATGGAAGTAACAAAACGGTGCTGGATGCCTTGGCAGAGCTTTTCCTCGCTGATGACACGTTAAACGCTAGAATTGATAGCATTATCACTCCTAGTGGTGCGCCATCGCTTGATGAACTTATTGATGTAAGAACGAACTTCCTTGGGATTACTTATGGGTCTGCCGGTGAGGCTGTTAGGCAGAGCGATATGCTTCTGAGCGGGTATGAAAATGCACAGGCAGATGTCGTTACTGGGATGAAACTCGTTGACCCCACTACGATCCCAGAACAGTTTGACACGTACTCAATTGACATAGGCAGTTTTAAGGGCGGAACACTTGCGCTCACATTCAATTACAGTCACGGTTTAGCATTGAATGGTCAGAACCTGGCGTACCTTGAGTCGTTATGGGGTATCAAGGTATCGAATACTAAAACGCCTACAACAAGCGGTGGAACTGCAATTCCTTCCGGCCTACATGATACGTGGGATAACACGGGAACATACAGCGCATATAGATACTATAAAGACGACCACTTTGTTTACAGATGGGTGTGTTCGCTTCCGATCCCTGATGATGTCGCATACAACTATCTTTGGATATCGGTCCCTAATGAAAAATATTGGGACCAAAGCTGGAGTGGTGGAACTACATTTTTGAGACAGCCAAATCTCGGTGGATATGGTGATTTGCCAAGCACATCATACACATTTGCTGATCCTAATAATGATGGCAATATCGTTATCTCATAAGAAAGGAGAAACGACATGATTACATACAATGTTACGGACTACGAAATCCGTGAAGGTGGAGTGAAGGTCCAAGAGATCTCAGGTTTCTGCCTGTCATCCGATACCAAGCCGACATCCGGCATCGCCAACGGTTCAATCCTGACTGAGATGAATACCGGGAAGGTTTTCCTGTTCAATGAAGCAGGCAAGGCCTGGGTGGAATTCGGCGTCTATTAAGGAGGTGCAGATATGTTTGATCTCGCATCTTATTTCATGGGCCTCATAAAAGGCCGGAAACAGGGAGCCAAAGACGTTACCATTGATGGAGATGGTTACGAGTATACGGACAGCAACACGGACGGTCACATTGTTATTACGGAGGTGACTAACTAATGGCTAATATACCATTAAAGACAATCAAGTTCCCAGGGCTTGATGATACTTACACGGTTCCGCAGGTGGACAATACCTTGTCCGTGACCGGTGCTGCTGCGGATGCGAAGAAAACCGGGGATGAGCTTACTGAACTAAATGAACGTTTGCGTCTCCTTGTCGATAATGTTCCTAATACTGTTCAGACATACACATTCACTAATGGTTCAGTGTCGAAAGTGGAACATAAAAACGGAAATACATTAATTCGCTCTGACGTTTTCACATATAGTGAAACAACCATTACGGAAACACGAACATTGAATACTGGTGACGTATTAACGATAGTAACAAATCTTACGACACTGGAAACAACCGTTACCTATACGGCGGCATAACGAAAGGAATTTGCTATGGGAGTAAGTATTTGGGAAGGCAGTAAAGCACAAGCCTTAATTGATGCAATTAATAACACTCAAAAAGTTGATAAACAGCAGGGTGAAGAAAACGCAGGGAAGGTTTTGACAGTTGGTGGTGATGGTATTGTGACGCCAATGAATAGCACAATATCTACCGATGTCAAAAACGCATTACTAACTTGTTTTCGGCATGTAGCATGGATTGATGAAAATGGACAGGATTTTTATGATGCTTTAGAAGCGGCGATGTCCGGAACACCTGTGCCTACTTACAGTCACACATTACGCTATAAGGCGAGTAATGGTGTTATTCTGTCACAAACCGAGGGGTTTGAAGTTGCAGGTGGTTCGCTTGAGGGGTTAGAGGAAACCATAACAAATAATATACTAAATATAACACTTCCAGCAACTGCTACTAACTACAAGATGATAAGACTTGCGGATTATGATTATGCAAGTTTTTCAAAGGCAAGGATTGCTTGCAGGTATAGGATTAATGCTATAACTAGAAACCGAGATGAATCCGGACTTGCGTTAAGTATTAAAGCAGGGACATCGTGTGCAGGTTTATTTATGCATTATCCGCAAACTGGTTCCACTATTTATTTTGCCACACGTGACTCAGGCAATGTTGTTCATGATAACGTCAAAACCATAACACTTGGAACATGGTATGATGTTGAACTGCTTATTGATAATGGTGTGCAAACCATCAAGGTTGATGGGGATACAATATATACTGGAGCAGGGCATACATACTTAAAATCTAGCGGATTCTTGTTTACCAAAACACAGGGCGAAGGTGTACTTGATGTAGACATTGACAACGCTGTTTTTCAATGGAATTAAATCACATGAGGTGATACGGCATGATATATTCAATTAGTGGAAAAGGCATTAATAATGCCTATAATCATTCCGGGATAATACAAGAATCTGCGTATGATATTGATGGAAACAAAGTCCATTATTCCCCACAACCGAAAGACCCATATTTAAGTGGACGCTTGTTGTTATTTGAGGATGATTTTAGGGAAACAACACTTAACCGGGATTATTGGCGACCGGAAGTAGGGCATATTCGTGGCAACCAATCGGATTTTTATACGGCATCCAATGTATATATCGAAAACGAAAAATTAGTCCTTCTTGCAAAATATAACAGATATTTAAGTTATGATTGGACAATCGGCAGTGTAACTGGAGTCGGTATGAAATCGTGGATGTTTGGGCGTTTCGAAGCCAAAATGAAATGCCCACGTGTTGATGGTAACAACACGGCGTTCTGGTGTATGCCGAATTTTACAAGACAGACATATACTAATGAAGAAGGTGTTAGAGAATACATAACGCAAGTTGACGGATTTTATACTCCAATGGATGAATATAATTGGACGTATGCAAGCGAAATTGATATTGTGGAAACGCTTGGAACCAACAATAATCCACAATGTAATTTGTGGGATAACTGGATGCAATCGTTTGGTTTTGCTGAACTTTCGCAAAGTATTGATGTGGAACAATGGCATATATATAGTATGGAATGGACCGATACATACATAGCTATGTTTGTGGATGGCATAGAATACAAAAGGTGGACATTTGCCGACTATTCCGCTGATAGGGTTCGAGTTTTCAAAGAATATCCACAAAGTATAATTCTTGGAACCAGCATTAATAATATGGGAACGGACACTAAGGCTTATGTTGATTGGGTAAGAGTTTATGCGCCACAAAATGTCCAAAGTAAAATTGTAGAAACTGCGATTCATATTCAGCCAACATTAGAACTAAAAAAAGGTTATCGTGGATATATGGTGCCGTCTTTCACGCCATTTAACACATCTGACCAAACTGTTGTTTGGAGGTCTGATAATGAATCTATAGCGCAATGCGACCACGGACTTGTATTAGGAATTAATACTGGTCAAACAACAATATATGCTATTTCTCCGAATAACTACGCATCAGCATGTGTTGTGACAGTAGTAGAGCCGAGTTGATTTACGGCAGATTTTAATGACCCAAACAGAAAAGGAGATATCATGGAAACAGAATATTATCTTATCTGTCCCATATGCTTGAGGAAAGTAAGAGTCACAACAGCAACTGAAATCATTTGTCCGTACTGTCATATACATGTTTACTAAGTAAACAAAGACATGAAGTGAGGTTGTTAACATGGTAAAAGCGATTTTTATTATTTTCATTGTGTGTGAAGTTATTACTATAATTTGCAATGTTATCAACTGGTTTATTAAGAAGGACATAGAAAAGATGCTTTCTGAAAGTGCTGAAGAACGAATGAGGTTGATGGAAGAAAAAACCAAAAACGATAAGCCAGTAAGTAACTAAAGACCCATTTGTCTAAGTACTTTTTCTTGCGTTTCGTAAGGAGTCTATGATATACTACCCATAACTGAATAAAGAAATGGAGCCAGGTGGCTTCCGACCAAAGAAACAACACCTGACTCCCGCCCATTAAGGACAGGGATAGTATACCACGTCCTCTGTTCTTAATGCAACTAAGAACGGAGGTGTTTTTATGTGTACTTCTTTTACTGATGGTTTCTGCATGCGTATTGCCAGCAAGTTCTCCGATGAGCAAGTCCGATATCTGAAGGAGCAACTAGAGATCTATACGATGCAGTACGAAATCAAACCTGTCACAACAGACATCGTTGCTGTTGACTATCAGCTTCCACCGGAACTGGCACTCTTCCTGGCAGTCAAGAAACAGGACGGCAAGATGAGCAAACGGTCCTATGAGCAGTACTACTCTTGCCTGAGTAAGATGCTGTTCGACCTGCGGTTGCCGCTGAGTGCTATCACAGTAAACCATCTCAGGATGCACATCAGCAGGATCAGCACGGACAAAAGGAACGGCAAGCCTTTGTCTCAGAGTACACTTGACCAACGGAAGAGTATCATTCGGTCCTTTTTTCAATGGTTGTACGAAGAGGAATATATCTCCAAAGATCCATCAGCACGGATCAAGCCGGTCAGAGCAGAGACTAAGCCGAGAGAAGCCTACCATGATACGCAGATCGAGTCGATACGGGATGCCTGCAAAACAGACAGGGACAGAGCGATTGTGGATCTGCTCACGTCTTCTGGAATTCGAATTGAGGAGTGTTCTCGCCTTGACCGAAAGGACATAGACTTGGACAGACGAGAAGTCAAAGTATTTGGTAAAGGCTCCAAGTATAGAACGTCCTTCATAGATGCTCGGACGGTTGTATCCATTAAGAAGTATTTCGCCACAAGGAAGGACAGTAATCCTGCCTTGTTTGTTTCTGAAAGAAGTCCACACGACAGAATCGGGACTGCTGGCATCAGACGGATGCTGCACAACATGGAAGATAGGACAACGGTCAAGGGACTCATCCCTCATCGTTTCCGCCACACCACGGCAACTGTTGCTATTACTAACGGCATGCCTATCGAGAGTGTTCAGGCGATGCTTGGTCACTCTCAAATCACGACAACCATGAGATATGCGCATGTATCGCACGATAAAGTCAAGCGTGACCACGATACTTACATGCGTCAATGACACAAATTAACGGGGAGCATCCGAAAGGGTGCTTCTTTTTCTTTACAACTAAATAAGGAGGTGTGCCACAATGGTATCAGTAGTCACGCTCATTGCATCCATTGTAGTAGCTATAGTAGGCAGTAACGGACTTTGGGCGTTCATCCAGTACAAGACAGACAGGAAAGACAAACAGAACGAGAAGATGGATAGCATCATCGAGTCGATCACAAAGCTATCTGAAAAAGTGGACGGAAATGCTGCGGTTCTGGCACGAACACACATACTTCGTTTTGATGACGAATTAATGAACGGAATTAACCATAGCCAGGAATATTTTAGGCAACAGTTGGACGATATTGACACCTATGAGAAGTATTGTGAAGGGCATCCGGATTTTCGGAATTCGTATGCGGTTTCTGCCATTAAGCATATCCGAGATACTTACCAGGCACTTCTGGAAAAACATGAATTCAAACACTGATACCAAGGAGGATGAGCATGAGCAATAAGACTTATGATACCCTTAAAGTAGTGGCACTGGTCCTTACTCCGATCCTGGCTTTCGCAGCATCTCTCGTCAACATATGGGGCATACCCTATGGGGAACAGATAGTAGCGACCTTGACGGCCCTGGATACTCTGATTGGTGCCATAGTGGTTGTAGCCAACAAGTCATACAAACCGCCGGAGGAACCGGAAGAGAAAACTGAATAATAATCGATACTGGGAGGGCAGGAATGCTCTCCCTTTTTTTGTTGGAGGTGGAAATGAGCTACAAGATAATCAACAAGATCTCCAGTAAGTATGTCCCTAAATGGGGCAACACGCATGAGTATATTGCCATCCATTATCTCGGAGTGGACGGCCAAAACTATGAGCTGGCATCGGATGGCACAGGAGCGCATTATACCATCTACTGGGACGGCACGATCTATCAGAGATGCAGTCATGACGCAATCGTATGGGCTGTAGGTACTGGTGGTGTGTATGAGCAGAAGCACCCGTATGCCAGGAATGCAAACACGATCTCCATCGAGATGTGCTGCCACTGTGATGGTAACAAACAGTCTGCCGAGGATCCGTACTGGTACTTTACGCAGGAAACACAGGAAGCATGCGTATGGCTAGTCCGTAAGCTGATGGCAGAATTAAATATCCCAGCCAAGAACGTGCTGAGGCATTTCGACATCGTCAACAAAACCTGTCCTGCGCCGTATGTACACAACAATGGTTACAAAGGATCCTGGACTTGGAGTCAATTCCTCGGACGCATAGGTGGAACTATCTACGACAATCTCTATAGGGTGAGGGCATCTTGGAATGATGAGAAGTCTCAGACCGGTGCCTACGAAGTCCTTGACCGGGCCATTGCGGATGCTAATGCACATCCTGGTTATTCTGTGTACGATGCCACTGGAAAATGCCTTTACACATCTCCCGATGCCGTTTCTGGTGCTGCCGGTATCGCAGATGCTAGTGGTGTGCCTAGCAGCAAAGAGCAGTTTATTGCGGAAGTAGCCAATATTGCAGTGGAACTTTATTCGCAGTATCAGGTACTGCCAAGTGTGGCTATCGGTCAGTGCTGCCTGGAGACCGGCTTCGGTATGGGTACGGACTCTCTTGAACTTGTGAAACGCAATAATCTGCTCGGTATGAAGGTTGACCTCATCAACTCCACATGGGAGTCCGTGTGGGACGGACAGGAGTTTGTGAAGCGCACACCTGAGTATTACAATGGCAAGCTGACATACATTAATGACCATTTCAGAGTCTACAAGGATTATCGCAACTGCATCGAAGACTACGAGAGGTTCCTGCTTGGAGTCAGAAACAACAAAGGCTACAAGTACTCCCGTCTTCGTGGCATGACAGATCCTGCTGCGGTCATCCATATCATCAGAATAGGCACTGGCACATCAGAGCATCCTGAAGGATATTGTACGGACCCGAATTATGAAACGAAGGTCCTCAACATTATCAAAGCCAACGACTTAACCAAGTACGACAAGATCGCAGAAGAGCATAAGGAGGACCCTGTCGAGATGAAATGGTATCGTGCTGCCAAAGAATACAAAGACGGTCAATACATCGAGCAGGTCGGTGCTTACGCAATCGCTGAGAATGCCATCATCGCAGCAAAGGCAGCCAAGGTGAAAGCATTCGACCCGGACGGCAAACAGATATATCCTGAGGTGCCACAGGCTGTCCTTGACCGGTATGTCGTTAGACGGAGATGGTCTGAGGAGAAATATCAGATCGGAGCATTTCATGAACTGAAGAACGCAAAGAAACTTGCAAAAGCAACCTGGGGATACAGAGTGTATGACCTGGAGAACCCCAAGAAAGCGGTATACACTCCGAAGCTCACAAGGGCGCAGAAACTGTGTGCAGCATACGTACGTCTTAACCAGTGGTTGGTCGATGACATTGCCAATGGCGTGGATTGGAGATATTACAATTCCGGTCACGTTTCCGAGAGCACGTTCTGGAAGACTAGGAAAGCCCACAAATACTATACTAATTGTATGGGCGGAGTTTCATTCGCCATGAAGGAAAGCGGCCTGCCTGCCTCTGCGTGTTCCTGGTACGGTCAAAAGGGTGGTGGCATCCGTTGGCTGAACAATCATGCGCAGGCGGATCTTGAGAAGTATGCGGATCTCATCAAGGTAGGAAATAAGACTCCGGCTCAACTTGAAAAGGAAGGAAAGCTCTGTCCTGGAGATATTCTTACCTTCGTTGCGCTTAATCATACTTGCGGATATCTCGGAAATGGTTTGTCCTATGACTCCGGTCACGCCTACTGCCATTCTCAAGGAGAGGGAGCACCGTTTGTGAAATGGGTAGGTCCTCTTTCTTGGGCGAACTATAAGGTGGGATACATAATTCGCATGAGATGAGAATCCGACTTTTTCCGTGATGCATCACATGATGCATTTTTCTTCAGAAACGGATAATAACATGTAAAATACCGCATAAACGTGTAACATGTTGTGAGTTATAAACCCGGTAAAATCAAGGCTTTCCGGGTTCTTCCCGAAAATCCAACATTTTTATAAAAATGTACTAATCGGGTTCAAATCCTGTTACCCGCATGCTAAAAGCCCCTAATTTAGGGGCTTTTTTTATTTCCGTGGTGCATTTTGTGATGCATACAGTGATGCATATCATGTTGCATAATTCTGAAAATAGTCATTCAGCTTTTTGTTCATCTGTTTTGACTGGTCGGACAGTGCATGTCTGTAAACCTGCTTCAAAACGCCATCATTTTTCCATCCGCCACGTTCCATGATGTAGGCATCTGGAATTCCCATAGCATGTTGAATTGATGCTGAGAAATGCCGGATGTCATGGAAACGGAACTTTGGCAGTCCAGCCTTTTTGAGCACATCTGCAAAGTGGTCGGATATCTGAGAAGGCTTCATCTCGACTATCCTTCCTGACCGGCCCTTCCATTTATCTGCGACAAACTGCGGATATTCAATGTACCTGTCACCTGCATAGGACTTCGGTGCCTTAATGATCCATTGGTTATCCTTGTTCAGGACCATATTCTCACACACATGCACCACACATCCATCGATGTTCTCAGCACGTAAAGCACATATTTCCCCTCTGCGCATGGGGCCAAATGCTGCAAGTAGCACTGGAAGCTCCAGCCTGGTATCTTTCACATACTCCATCAGACGCTGTATTTCGCTTTCTGTGGGTATATATAGCTTCGGTGGTATATTCTTTGGCAAAATCGTGTGAAGGGCTAATTCGGGACGATAGGCGGCTAGAACGGCACTTATAAAGCCATGTACGTTACGCACAGTCTTCGGAGATAGGCCCTTTGCTAATATGTTCACTTCTTCCTGCACATCTTCCTGCGTGATCCTGGCTATCTTATTCTTTCCAAATTTGGTCAAATGCCGATGCAGATACCCGGTGTATTCTCGGACCGTACTAGCAGACAGGACAGACGTCCTTTGACTGATGTATCTTTCTGCGTACTCCAGGAACGTTCCCTCAGATTGTATACGTTTTTCTTCGATGTTGTACTGGGCGGCAAGCAGTTCAGCCTGTTTCTTCGTACTGGCAGTAAATGACCTATAGTGCCTTTTTCCCTTCTCATCTGTATAATCGTACAGTTGCACTCGCCAAGAACCGGAAGGTAGCTTTCTCGCAGTTGCCATCCCATCACCTCACATTCACTACAACAGCATACTGTCTACCATGCGCTTCTGCTTCAATCTCATCGGCAGACTGTTCCTTATGGAAATCATCTTCTGCTATATGCCCTACTGCATGCAAAAAAGACTCCTGGAGGGTTTCATGGTTATACACAGCATTCAGCTTCATGGTGTATGATCCATCATGGTTCTCCCAGACATGCTCCGGCATTCCAACTGGCATATCTTCGGATACAATTACATTTACTACTTCCCCATTGATAATATTAATCAAATCTAATCACTCCTCTGGGTGTTCTAACTCAAATTGCGCTCTAATGAGGTTCATGTAGGTTTCAAACTTCTTCGGGTCCATCTTCTGCTTAATGTGGTAGAGGGATTGCATATCCTTATCTTCAAACATATCCTGCGCTAGTTTTGCCGTTTCGTCATTGAAGTAATAGTGAGCAGATATTTCCTTATCGAGATACTTCCCAGTCAAATATTCAAGACTAACTCCAAAGTAATCTGCGATTATCTGCAATTTATCTGTCTTTGGAATGCTCTTTCCGCTCTTCCAAGAACTGAACACAGATTGTGCTATCCCGGTATCCTTGGAGATCTTATAAGTCGTTATCCCCCTCTTTTGTAACAATTGCTCAAAAATACTGTACATGATTTGTGCCTTTCAACGAAAGTGAAAATACTTCAAGTTTTTAAAGCATTTTATGTTGACACAGCACGAAAACAGATGTATATTGCTATTGTACTTCAAAAAACGCAAGCAATTAAAAATAAATACATCCATTCGCCGAAGCTATGCAAATACGAATTACTTCTAAGTGGTATTCGAAGTATATCACATTTGTGAAGCATAGGCAATGGATATCAAGCAGGAAAGGTGGTGAAAAAGTGTACAAAAAATTTGCCGAACTTTTGGAGAAAACAGGGAAGACAACTTACCAGGTCTCAAAAGACACCGGCATCGGCGAGAACACATTTTCCTATTGGAAGTCCGGTCGGTCAAAACCGAAGGTCGATAAGCTGATAATCCTGGCTCGATACTTCAATGTTCCGCTAGAAACCTTCCTGGACTTCGGGGAGGAGGGTGACGATGCCGAGGGTTAAGTCACTGGATCCTGAATTCCAGAACAAAGTAAGACTTCGAGAGTGGGTACACATCGGAGTGGAACTGAAGGAGATAAGCCTTAACGATCTAGCCAAGAAGACAGGAATAAACAGGTCAACACTTGGTGGCCGGTTGGTAAAACCAGAAACATTCAGGGCCGGTGAGATTTGGGCAATCGAAAGAGTCATAGGCAGCCTTGAGGCATATGACAGCATGAAACAAGCATGGGAGGAAGCTAAAAATGCTGGACTTAAGAGAAAGATTGGCAAACGAGCCGCCCAAAGACCAAGTACTTGACGGTAAGGTATTCCGTTCAACCGGTTACATCACATTCAGTTATGGGTGCGGATGCTGTGTGTATGAATTCCAGGCGGATGATGGAGAGATAGCTTTTCTCAGGAAGGAGGAACTTCAATGAGGGGCTATGCAGCAATTCTTACGGGAACTGTATCGGCGATGATAGGTTTCGATGTCTGTTGGAACCTAACAGAGAAACCACTGGAGTGGTGCTCGGCAGTAAGTTTCTTCGTTGGACTGTTTATTGCCATCGGTTTCATCGCATTAACCGATGTAATCGCAGACCAGAAGAAGCCGGTCAGGAAGAGCAAGCCGGAGCGGACCGCTAAGTTCGTCCGTATGGAAAATGGCCTGGATGTAATGATCCAGGGAAGGAGGACGGCATGAGGCTGAGAACAGCGGTAACGAGCATCGTCCTGACCGGGATACTGGCAATGAATGTTCCTGCGGAATTCGTCACTGCCAAGGAAGGTCTGAGGCTCAGATCCGCACCAAACACAGAGTCGGAAGTCATAGAGGTCCTTCCATTTGCCACAGAAGTTCAAGGAAAGCTAAAGAAAGGTTGGCTTAAGACCAAGGACGGGTATCTGAGTGCCGAGTACCTATCGGAAAACAATCCGCTGGATGCATACGAGGATCTCGGAACATGGTTGATGACAGCCTACACGCACACCGGACTGGCTTGTGCAAATGGTGAGTATCCTGAAGTGAATTACACAGTAGCGTGCAACAGTCTTCCGCTTGGAACAGAACTTTACATCGAAGGTATCGGCTTCAGGACGGTTGAGGACAGGGGACCATCAAATATGCCGAGTGCATGGCTAGATGTTTTCATGGATGGTTACAGCGAATGCGTATCATTCGGTGAACAGTATCACCGGGTGTGGCAAATAAAAAAGCCCTGATTGGGTGTGGTCCAAACAGGGCGATGGGGTAGAAAGTATTGACATGCTCTTTCTATCTCCATATTACAACGAATTCTCATAAATATCAATTAAGAAATATGGAGGAAAGAAAAATGAAGGAAATGAGAGTAAGGATCACACTTCTTGAGGAATTGCTCGGAACGGCTAGTAATAATCGTGAGATCCATTCGGAATTCATTGCATCAAAGGCACCGGATGCGAAGTCCCGTGAAGAAGAGATCGAAGCAATCGGTGTGGATGCGGAAGTGGAAAAGTCCATGACGGTGTTTCCGAGGGACGAGAATGGCAAACCGTTCTTCTGGGATTACCAGTGGAAAGGAATGTTCAAGGACAGTTGCGGAATGCTTCGGAAGGTTACCGGA